ATCTCGGCCAGATGACGATTCGCTTCGGCATTGAGTGCGTCGACATGGCGCACATAGTCGGCAGCCGCCTGAGCCAGCGCCTGCTGCTTGGCGGCCAGGATCTCGTTGTCGACGCGCAGGGTCGCAGCGCGGCGCGCTTCGTCGGTTTCCGCTTGGCCTTGCGCGGCGAACCGGCGTGCTTGGCCCTCCTGCTCGATCAAGCGCAGCGTCTCGGTGAGCGCTTGGGCACGCAGATCGGACTGCTGCTGCACCGATTCCACCAGCAGCTGTGTCGTCTCCTTGATCAGTTTCGCTTCGGATGCGTTCGACTGCTCCAACAAGACCTGTTTTTGCGCAAAGTGCGCCTGCGTGCTGGCCAACTGCTGCTGCAGCGTCGCATCGACGATACTGGTTAGTCCTTGATAGGCCTCGGTGATGCCCGAGATTGCCTGCGACGCACCTTGCTGCGCCGCGGTCACCACCTGCTCGATGGCCGTGATCTGACTCTTGAGCTTGTTGAGGGTGGCGTCGATGGCTTCGATGCCGCGACCGACCGCCTCCTGCGTTCCCTGACGGACTGCTTCCAGCCGCCGCGCCATTTCTTCGGCACTGGCGGCCGCTGTGGTCGCCGCTTGCTGCGCGGCCCGACCCGCTTCGGACGCATCGACGTACATTTCGCCGAAGATCGCGTTCATCTGCCGCAGCCGTTCCTCGTGGCGCTGCGTGGCGGCCGCAATGGTGTCGCCGGTGAAGATCGCAGCGAAGCGCTCCCAAGAGAACTTCAGGGTCTCCATGCCGTTCTCCAGCACCTGGACCATGGCGATGCCGGCCATGCGCACCACTTCGAACTTCTCCGACAACCAGGTGCCGATCTCCCAGCCGATCAGGGCGGCGGCCAGCACCGCGAACGACGCCTTCAGCAGGCCCGCGGTGGCCACGGCTGCGGACAACGACAGGTTGGCAGTCGTCCATGCCGCCGCCGTCGACGCTGCGGCCGTCACCGCCGCTGTCCCGGCCAGTTGCCACGCCGTGATCAGTGCCGGGATCAGTCGGTAGATCAACACCGCCAGGCCAATCTCGGCGATGACCTTGAGCCAACCCATCACCGTCTCGAAGTTGCGCGCCAGCCAATCGAGCGCGGTTGCCAACTTCTGTGTGATACCCGTCGACTCGTCGACCTTGGCGATCCACTGGGCAAACGCATTCTTGAGCCGCTCGAATGCCGTGCCGACCGTCACCGGCAACTGCGCGTATTCCGCAGAGAGCTTGTCCTTCTGCGACATCAGCGCGTTGACGACGACATCCGCGGTCAGTTGCCCCTGCTCGGCCAACTTGCGCAGGCGACCAATCGGCACGTTCAAGCCATCGGCCAGCGCCTGCGCGAGGCGCGGCGAGTTCTCGACGACCGAGTTGAACTCCTCGCCGCGCAGCACGCCCGATGCCAGCGCCTGCCCAAACTGCAGCAGCGATGACTGCGCCTCCGACGCCGAAGCGCCTGAGATCCGCAGCGCCTGACTGATCGACTCGGTCAGCGACAGCGCCGTCTTCTGCTCGCCGCCCAGTTGCCGAACGGCTTGCTGCAACTTGCCGTACAGCGTCGACACCTCCGCCAGCGGCACGCCGATGCGCTGCGCGATGGCGAAGAGCTCGCCCTGCGCGATCACGAACTCGCGCTGGCCAGCGGTGGCGAGTTTCAGGCGCGCCACCATCAGGTTCCACTGATCCGCAACCTGCACCAGTTGCGTGACCTGCTGCGTCGCCCAGGACACGCCGACGAAGGCCAGCAACTGCGTCCGCGCACGAGTCAGTTGATCGCCGAGCGCCGCCGTCCCCGCCTTGAGCTCCGCCATCCCCTGCGCAGCCTTCGCGCCCGCAGTCTTCGCGGTCGCCGACATCTCGTTGAACGAGCGCTCGGCCGAAGAAATCGCGCGTTTGAGACCCTCATCCGCGCCCTCCAGGGCGACGAGGAGGGAGATGCGGTTGGGCATGAGCTAGTCGACTATCGGTTTTATTGGGTGTAAATGGGTGTGCTTCTGGGTGCAGCAACAAACGGCTCGGCTCACGATGGCGAGCTACCCAAGCCGGCCCAGCTCACGCTCAATCGCCGCCGACATCGCCGGCACCTGCCTCGCAATCACGGCATAAACATCTAGCCGCTTCTTGATCGTCACCCGCGGGACCAGCACGGCGATTGGCACGTCGGCGCCGCGCTTGAGTCGCCCGCCGCCGGTTGCGCGGCGGTGACGGCGTTTGTACGGCGCGAGCGTGCGGTCGTACTCGCGCTGGTTCTCGGCCATCAGCACCAGGTTTCCGCGGGAGTTACGGATGAAGTAGGCATTGCCGCCGCGCATCAGAGCGGTGACGTGCGCCTTGAATGCTTTGCGGCCCACACGCGCGTAGAGCGGGATCAGCAGCTTGCCCTGGATGGTGCCACCGGACTCGTGGATGCCGATCCACGGAATGCGCGCGCCGATGTGCAGCGCTGGCAAGCGGCGAGTGTCCCGATCAATGACTTTGGCCGTGAAGCTGCGCGGGAAGGAGCGACGCACGACCTTGAGCTTGTTCGCGACGTGGCTTTGCACTTCGGCTTTGATCGCCGGAGCCTCGGCACGCATGGCGGTACCGACCGCCTTGCGCACCTTCTCGCGCAGCTCGCCGCCCCACTTGCGCAACTTGGCGCTCGCCGCGGCGCTGTCGAGCTTGATCTTGATGCGCATGGGTCAGCCCAGGTCGGCCTGCTTGCGCAGCGCGTCTTCCAGACGTTCGACGGCGTTGGCCTCGCCGCGGGTGCCGAGGAGCACCAGATTCAGCAGGCGCAGGTCGCGCGACGCCTCCGCCTGATCGATGGCTCGCAAGAACCCGCGCATCTGGCTCAGCGTCATCTCCAGCACCGTATCGAACCCATGCCCGTGCGCGATCAGGCGCTGGGCGGCGTCGAACCAGTGGCCCCGCTGGCCGCCGCGAGGGTCCTGGCGCTGTCGAACAACGTCTCGATCCGCGGGATCACCCGACGGGCGAAAAAATCCGCGTTGACCTCGACCACTTTCGCAGCCAGCAGCAACGCGTCGTCGGGTGCCAGTCCGTCGACCCAAGCACGCGTCTTGCCGCTGCCGATGGCGACCGCGTCGAGCAGCGCGTCGCCGTGTTCGGCGAGCAGTTGTAGCCAGTCAATCGGATCGCGCCGCAGGTGGCCGGCAAGGCCACCGACTGCCCGCAGCATTGCCGGCAACTGGCCGACCTTGAGCGGGTAGAGGGTGACCGTATCGCTGGCGACCGACACCTTGGTGCCCTGCGGGATCAGTCGTTCAAGTTCATCGGTTGGCATGCTCATGGCTGTCCTCACAACTGGACGATGCGACCGAACTGCCCCAGCACCGCGTCGAGCGGCTTGGTGTTGTCCGCCAGCAGCGAGCCTTCGAGTTCGAACTTGTTGTATTCGTCGGAGATCAGGTTCAGCTCCTTCAGCGGATCGAACGCCACCCGATAGAGCTCAACCAGCACCTTGGCATTGCCCTGCGCGGTGTTGAGGCCTTCCAGGCGCAGGAAGCGCTCGGGCAGCGGCTGCGTGAAGATGCCGATTTCGGTGGTCACGCCGAACCCGTAGCTGGCCTTCAGCGGAGCCGTGAACGGCACAGGCGTCGCGGCGCCGTCGTCCAGGCGCAGCAACTGGAGCGCGCCGAAGTCGAGATCGGCGGTGTAGTCCGTGCCCAGCACCAGCGTCTTCGCCGGCGTCGCGCTGTCTTTCAGCACCAGGGTCGACACCTTGGGGTGGGCCAGCAGGTAGCGATGACCAACGGCCAGCGGAGCGCCGATCGGTTCGACCTGGACGGTGCCGCTCTGCGTGTCGATGTGGTTGCCGTAGAGCGCCAGGGACAGGTTCTCTTTGGTGAACTCTTCGATGGTCAGCATGATCGTCGCCGACTTCTGCTTGACCATGCGGTGATCCAGCGTGCGCTGACCGGTCTGCGATTCGAAGTGTTCGAGCACGTCGGTCTTCAGCGACAACTTGAGTTCGGCGACGTTGCCGGGCGAGCGCACTTCGATGGGGTTGCCGGCCGCGTCGCGCCGGCCAAGGTAGACGCGGCCCTGGAATGAGGCATAAGTGGACATAAGGACTCCTGCCATCGGCGCTTCGCCGCTGGACTGTTGGGGTTCAAGGTGGGTGGCTCAGCCGAGCTGCGCGAGATCGCAGCTCAGCGTTCGGTAGGTGATGCGGTAACGCTGCGGGATGGCCGCCGCGGTGGCGTCGGCGTCTTCGATGTCGAACTCGGCATCGATCTCCCGAACTCCGAGCGCCATGCCGGCCAGGTTCACATCCAGCATCACCGCGGCATGCGCTGCGGTGAGCAGCCCGTCGGCCTCCGTCTCGGCGACTAGCGGCGGGATCGCCCTGGCCAGTGCGGTGATGCGGACCGTGAGTTCGCGCGTCACCCGATCGTTGGCCCGTTCGGTGATCTGATCGGCTTCCGGAAACAGCACCAGCGCCGGACAGTGCTCGCGCTCGATGGCCACCGTGGGTGACCGATGGACGCTGGCGTTATGTGCGGCGGCCACCACCCCGAGCACGCCCGCAAGGCGCTGCAGGATCTGCTCGCGGATCGAGTTCATGGATCACAGGCGCGTCAGCTTGGTGCGCAACTCGGCACCGTCGCCGACGGCTCGGACCTCGCGCACCTGATAGCGCTGGCCTTCCAGCTCGATCGCATCGCCGGCCTTCAGGCCGAGGAAGATCGTGCTCGGATAGCTGATGGTGGTCTCCTTGCTGCGACTCAGGTTCTCCAGAATCGAATCATCGGGCGCGCGCAAGCCGACGTGATGGACCAGCGGCATGTCGGGCGGGTTGCGCAGCCAGGTGCAGCGCTTCAGCAGACCCGCGTTGGCGGCGGACTCATAGACGCGACCGATCAAATCCAGCGGTGGCGCGAGCTCGTTCATGCGGTCAGCTTCACCAGCACGCCCGGACGATGGCACATCGGCAGCGGATTGCTCTGCGTGTGCAGATCGGTACCGCGCTCGAACTTGCGCGGCTCCTGCTTGGCGTAGAGCGGCTGGCCGAGCGTGTTCACAGTCTCATTGAAATCGGCCGGCGCCACATAGGTCGCGAAGGTGTCGACCGTGCCCATCGGGAAGCAGTGCGCTTCGCCGGCGGCGATGAAGCGTCGGGTACGGCCCTCGACGTCGGTGGCCTGACCACGGTACTCCTCGAAGGTCAGCCCGCCAAAGGTGAAGCCCGAGCGCAGGTCTTGTACCAGTCCGGCGCCCTGCTGCCAGTTCTCGAAGGCCTTCTGCACCCTGTCATGGCCCGTGAAGGCGTCGAAGAACTCGGGGCTGCAGAGCACATGGGCGCCGGTCATGATTTCGCCGCGCAGGCTGTCCTCGATGTGCCGCAGCACATCGGCGCACTTGGCCTTGATGTTCGTGGTCGGCGTGGTGAGCGCGAAGCTGATCACCTTGGGCGTGATATCGAACTCGGCATAGAGGTCGTAGAGCTCCGACCCATCGGAGTCCAGGATCACGCCCTTCAAGGCGCCCATGCGCAGGTGCTCCAGCGTGATCGCATGCTTGCTGCGCATCGTCTCCAGATGCTGCGCAATCACGTTGGCAACGGTCTCCAGTTCGGTCTCCGACCCGAAGCCGCGGATGCCGTTGACCTCCTCGGGCAGCACCACGTCATCGTGCGGAATGTGCGGCACGACGAACGAGCGCATCTTGCGCTTGCCGCGCACGCCCACGGTGCCCGGGGAGCCGGGCGGCAGCGTCGGCAGCAGCGCCAGGACGCCGTTGCGCTCCTCCACCAGCACCTGGCGGAAGCGCACCGACTTCTCCGGCATCAGCCGCAGGGCTTCGAGCTTGCCGTAGCGATTCGGAATCTGGTTGATGGCCGCCGTGAGGTTGGCCATCGAGAACGCGGGGTTGTGAAAAGGGTTCTGCATCTCAGACTCCAGTGCGGATCAGCACGCCGAGCGCTCGCAACTGCGCGACCGCGGTGGCCTTCTGTTCGGGGGTGATGACGGACGGCCACTGCAGCGCACGGTCGGAGACGATCGCGTGGCGACAGACCATCAGTGCATCGCGCTCGGCCAAGGTGGCATCGGCATCGACGATGAGCACGCCGACCGCGACCTTGGTGCTGTCGCTGGCGGCGGGCGCCAGGGCCTTGATGGTCCCGGTCGGGGTGAACGCGACGATTGCACCGAGGCGCAGGTTGGATCCGGCAGCGACGGTCACGGTGTCGCGCGAGTACAACTGCGGCGCTTCGAACTTGAGCAGATCGCCCAGGTTCTGGTTTTCGAGGATGGCGGGCATGGGTCAGCCTTTGCGCAGCTTGGCGACTGCTGCGAGCACGGGGTTGTGGGTGGGCGATGCGGCAGCCGCTGCGGGATCCGAAGGCGTGGCGCTCGCCCGTTGACCCATCGGCGGCAACAGCGAGCCGATCTCGGGGCCTGCGGCCAGTTCCGACAGGAGCGTGCGACGCACCTGATCGACTCCGGTGTTGGCGTCGAGGAAGCCAAGCGCACGGTCAGCGCGACCGGCGAGCACGCACATCTCGACGATCAGACGGGCGTCGGCGAAGCTGCGGGTGACTTGGGCTGCGGCAGTCGGTGTGGCAGGCGCAGAGGGCGTAGCCGGCGCCACCTCGACCTTCTCGATGTCCTCGTCGGGAACGTCGATGGGCTCAGGTACGTCGGGAGTGGTCGCGGGTTGTGCAGGCTTGTTCGGGAAGGGAATGTCGTTGGGTACGGTCGACATGGTGATGTCCTTGATCGTGGGGGTGGGGGTCAGCAGTGCGGCGTGATGCCCGAGCCGGTTGACGGGCTTGGGGTGCAAAAGGAACTGGGCGAACTCGGCCAGCGTGTCGTCGAAACCGCCGACCGCGTCGGCCAGGCCGGCGTGCACCGCGTCGTCGGCGAAATACAAGCCAGCCTCAGTCGCGCGGATCGCGTCGGAATCGAGCCCGCGCATCACGGCAACATGGTCGACAAACAGGTCGTAGAGCCGATCCACCTCGCGCTGCAACCGAGTCAGTGCTTCAGGCGCCAGCACCGCGTGGGGTGAGAGATCGGCCTTGTGGGCGCCGGCGAGAACCGGCGTGTAGCGGTAGCCCTGTTGCACATCGCGGGCGGTCTGATCGATGTGCATGGCGATCACGCCGATCGAGCCCACGCCCGCGGTGCGCGTGACCACCACCCGATTGGCGGCGGCTGCGATCGCGTAGGCCGCCGATAGTGCGGAGTCGACGGCCACGGCCCAGACCGGCTTGTGCTGCGCCAGCGTGCGCACGTGCTCGGCCAGTTCGAACACGCCGCCAGCTTCGCCACCGGGCGAGTCGATCTCGAGCAGGACGCCGCGGACGGCCTGATCCACGGCGGCGGCCTGAAGTCGTGCCGCGAGTTCGGAGTAGCTGGTCATACCGGAGGCAGCCTCCAGTCCATTGGTGCGCCGGACCAGCGTGCCGAATACCGGGATTACGGCGATCGATGATTGCGTGCGCACACTCGGAGCGATGACCGGCTCGAAGGCCGCGACGCTGACCTGCGGTGCGCCAACGCGCTCGCCGAGCACGGCCAGCAGAACATCGAGTTTGGCGCGCGCGAGCAGCAGTGGCGTGCCGATCAATCGGC